CACCATTCGTTATCTCAAGAACAGCTCAAAGCTGGAGGCACACGAATCAAGCCGACCAAGCGATGGCTTCTTAAAGTTTAGCGACAAGATCGAAGCCGGTGCATTCTACGGCATGGAGTGGCGACGCGAGATGCTCGACAGTTCCGCAGTCGGCGGCGCAGGCGTCCGCGCATTCCAGCGCGACATCAACGATTCGATCAACGACCGCGTCGAATGCCTGGCCCGCTTTCGCAAGCGCATGGCACTTTACGTCATCGCCAAGCGCGCCAAGCAAGGGATTTACACACTACCGGAAGACTGGACCAAGTGCAGCTTTACCAAGCCACGCGAGTTTACTGTGGACGATGGCAACGCCCGCAAGGCCGACCGCGAAGATCTACGCGCCGGCGTCGCATCTGAATATGACATTCTAGCCAAGCGCGGCTACGACCCGATCGAGTTCACTACTCGCCGGGCTGAATACTTAGCGCAGCGCAAACTAATCGCGCAGGCCAATGGCTTATCCGATGCCGAACTAGGCACCGTACTAATGCCAGGCGACATACCGCTCGAAGACTCTAACGAACCCAGCACCACTTGACACAGCAACCCTTAGTTAAATTATGACAACAGAAAATAAATGGTTCGCAATGGACCGCAAAACAGACGCGGAGGGCAATCAGTCCACCGAGGCTGAAATCTCTATCTACGATTCCATTGGTGGATTCGGAGTATCGGCCAACGAATTTATCGACGAGCTGAAAGGCTTGGGCGATGTCGAAACGATCAATCTACGCATCGCTTCTGGCGGTGGCTCGATTGTCGAAGGTAATACGATCTTTAACGCACTCAAGCGCCACAGCGCCAAGGTCGTGACACACGTTGACTCGCTCGCAGCATCGATGGCATCCGTCATCGCAATGGCCGGCGACGAGATCCACATGGCAGCCAATGCGCTGCTAATGATCCACAACCCTTGGACCATGAGCATGGGCGGCGCCGAGCAACTACGCAAAGACGCCGATCTACTCGACAAGATGGAAGCGAACATCCGCACCAGCTACGGCCGCTCTAATCTGAGCGCCGAAGAACTTGACGAAGCAATGGACGCCGAGACTTACTACACAGCCGAGGAAGCACTTGAAAAAGGCTTTATCGACGTGATCAGCAACGCGAACCTAGCAGCCGCATCGATTGGCGACATGGAAACCCTGAAGGCTTTCAACGCAATTCCTCAAGCGAAGATCGACGGCATCAAGATTGAATGCCAAGCGCGCCAACTTGAAGCATCGAATGCTCAAATCGAGAAGCTGCAAGGCGACATCGAATTGCATGAAGAGCAAGTCGCACTGATCCAAAACGAAGTCAGCGAAGCAAGCGACAAGATCAAAGCAAACGACGAAATGTTTGAGCAGTTCAAGATCGACTCAGCCGAAGCACTCGCAGCCGCGACCGAGCAAACCGCACAAGCGATTGCCGACAAGGCCGCAGAAGTTCTAGCCGAGTCTGGCACGCCAGCCATCGAAGACGTTATCGAAACAAGCGACGCACCAGTCGCCATGACCGAAGACGGCTTCTGGAAAGAATACAACGCACTCAAGGACTCTCGCGACTTCCAAGGCGCACAAGAATTTTATGCCGAGCACAAGTCTGTGATCGGTCAATAATCACCCACAATAACACACACATCTAATGGCTAATACAATTGCAGGCGTTAATCTCGCCAAAGTAGCACAGGACAGCTTGCCGGCTTTGACCGACTTGTTCGCTCCTCTCTCTGCACTCTCCACAGACTTCTCCACTGACATCTCTCAGTCCGGCGAATCCATCACCACTCGCATTCCGACTAACGTCACTGCGGGCGACATGACTACTGGTTATCAAACCAACGAGTCTGACGTAGCAATGGTCGCGAAGACTGTTACACTCAATCAGTTCAAAGGATTCACTTATGGATTCACTGACCTAGAGCGCAGCAAGTCTGAAATCGACTTGAATCGCTTGTTCCTTGAGCCAGCAATGGAAGCCGTCGGCGAAGCCGTATTCGGTTACATCTGGGACCTCGTCGTCAATGCTAACTTCGCATCGACTGAAGTCATCACCGCAGCAAACTTCGACCGCGATGATCTGGCCGACTTCAATGCACTGTTGACAAGCGCTAAGACTCTCAAGTCTGGCCGCTCGCTCTTCGCTAACCCAACTTACTATGCAAGCTTGGTGAAGACACTCAACAGCGCTGAAATCCCAGGCATCACTGCTGACAAGGCTGGAGCCATCGTTCCTCGCGTTGCCAACTTCGACACCTACGAGACAACTCTTGCAGACGCAAACGGTGAAAGCCTCGCAGCATTCGCATTCCACAAGTCAGCTCTGATCATGGCAGCACGCACAGTCGTTGCCGATGAGATGACTGCTAAAGCAGGCGTCGATGTCGAGACCGTAGTCATCCCAGGTCTTGGTCTTCCAGTTCAGTTCCGCAAATGGTACAGCGCTGACGGCACACTCTACTTCAACGTCAATGTGCTATTCGGCGCATCCGTAGGAGTTGGCACAGCCGGACACCGTATCACAAGCGCGTAAGCTTATTTTCAAAGCGCCTCGATTCGTCGGGGCGCTTTTTAATCCTTAAAATTAAAACACTATGTTCAAACCATCAGTCACAATCCACCGCTCCGCAAAGGGCGTCGTTAAGGTTTTAGAATGTTCCGAGGATGCTGGTAAGTGCTTAGACGCTTACAAGACATGCCAGGAGCCAGGCGAGATCGTTTACATTCGCAAGGGTCACACCGACAAACAGAAGAAGGTTATCGGTCAGCCAGTGCCAGTTAAGGCGAAGAAAGCAAAGAAGTAATCCTTACCCCAACAATGCAACACGCGGCTCGCTCACTATCGAGCGGGCCGCACTTGTTTATACTATGAGTTTTGAAGACGAAATGAAAACAGGATTTGCCGAGGCGCTAAGCTTCGCGGGCGAATCGTTTACAATGGGCAATCACGCAGGCGACTTTCGCGGCGTGTTTCGCGGCGATGATGCGCCGACCGCATTCGATCAGATCCAAGGCTACGAAACAAAGACGACGAACGCACTGAGCGTATCGAAGTTACTCTTTTTATCAAACGCTCCGCCATTGATCAACGAATCGATCACCAAGACCGGCGGAGTCTACAACATCACCGGCATCGAATCAGTGGACGACGCGACCTGGGAGATCGCCTTGCAGAAGCGCGATGCCTAAGAATTTCACAGTTGATGCCACGCTGTTCAAGGTGAAGGCCAAGAAGCTGGTTAAGCAACTGAAGCTGGACGAGCCGACTGTCGTGCGCGAGCAGGCTGGACTGTTGGCGCAGCTACTCGCAAAGGTCACACCACCATTCAAGTCTTTTCCCAAGATGAGTGGCAAGCCAAGTTACACCACCGGCGGCGCAATGGGCGTTGGCAAGAAAGCGGTCCGCGCTGGTTTTTATTCCGCGGTCAAGCGCATGGGCACAGTGAGCAATTGGACAGACAAAGGCATGAGAAAGGCCATCCGATCTGGCGACACCGCCTACATCCAAGCGCGCCTGGAGCACATGAAGAAGTCGAATAAGCACGGCCTAAAGGTGCGCGATTACAGCGACAATCTCCGAGAAAGGCAGCGCAACACGCGCGGCCGAGTCAATCGCGGCACGCAACCGATCGTCATGTTACAGAACAAAGACGTGAACGCTGGACTCAAGCGCGCGATGAATAACGTCGGCATCGCCAAAGCATCGTTTGCGCTCGCTGCGCTGCGCTTGGGACGTCCGAAAGCGCCAGCGTGGATCGCGAAGCACTTTGCAAAAGTAAACACGCCAGTGAGCGTTACACGCAACCCGGCGCGCGTTAAATTTACCAGCAACGCTAAGGGCCTGGACGTTACCACGCGACGACTCAAAGCAGTCGAGCGCTTCCGCATGGTCGCGATGGTCAAGCACCTCGAAACATTGGTCCGCGCCAACGCTAAAAAAGCAGGATTTAAAACCCGATAATTTATGGACTTAATCAACTACGACTTTGAGAGCGCAATGGAGCAGGGATTCAAAACCCTTTTTAACACGGCGGGCATCGATCTGCACATCGCCGACGATGTCGACGACGACTTGCCAGACGAGAACGTGCGGCTCGATCTATCGGTCGGCAGCGTGATCAGCGACGAGCACCTGAAGGACTCGACGATTTACGACAACTACGGTGGCGCGCTTGAGATTGAGATCCAGACACCGCGCGTGGCCGACGATCAAATCCCAGTGGCCGCTGGATTCACTAGCCGGCACACCGAGCTGGTCGCCACTGCGCGCAAGGCCATCGAGGAGATCGACGTGGCTGTCTTGGCCACCAACTGGCCTGGCGCACTTTCTCCGACCAAGATCAAACCGACCGGGACCGAGCGCGACAACGACGCCGAGCACCGCGTCACCAAGCTTTCCTACGACTTACAGTTCCGCATCTCCTAACTTGACACATTCTCACTAGATAAACCCACACCTCTTAAATTAACTCAGGTGTATCGCACCTTACATATTATGGCACTACCATCAACAACACCAGCAAACTTCCCACAAGGGTTAGACATCGTCACAATTGGCGCTGTGACTTATATCGCAGACTCAATTGACCTAGAATCCGTAACTTCTCGCGGTATTAACCGCACTAACGAATACGGTGACTGGGCAGAGCAACAAACACGCGCAGCCAGCGATCCAATCGAGGGTACTATGACGCTGCAAAAGGCAACAACTTCGACTGTATTCCCAGAAGCCGGAGTCGAGTTTACGCATGACTACGACGCAAGCGGATATACCAGCACACTGCGCGTTCTTAACGTTAAAGCGTCTCGCTCTAAAGACGAGGCCGACGTGTTTGAAATTGGCGTTCTTCTAGTATCTCGCGTCGCACCTTAATATGGGCAATCTAATAGACATCACGCTGACCTCTGCGTATCGAATCGGAGGTCAGATAAAGACAATCGGCTCGACAGCAAAGGTAGCTGAGTGCCTGGCAGACGATCTCATTGCGCGCAATAAAGCTCGCAAGACTAAGGCAAAGACCAAGACAAAGAAAACCGCTAAGAATGAGTCTACCGAAGCAAACAGCAACAGCGACGGCGGCGAGTAATTACGCGGCAGTCAAGAAGTCAATCGAGCGGGCGCGCCTTTTACCCTGGGCGTCCGCTGTTGGCATTCGCATTGGCGAGTTTACG